CTAAAACAATATTAAATCTATTTGTATTAAAATGATTAAACATTTTTTCTTGATACGGGTATAGATCAAATGGAACTAAACCTTTATCAAGGTGAATTACTTTACAATATGTTCTCGCAAAATATGCAGGATCTTGCATGCATTTAGCATATTCTTTAACTTCATCATTTGTCCAATTAGTAACAACACCATCACGTTTAACACTTGGGTTGCCTAAATAAGAATCATTCTTTTCCATCATCTAATCTATCTGTAATATCAATTACGTTATCATTCTTAACAGAGTTATTCATATCTTGTAACATTCTTTGCAAATCTACTGTAGATCCTACAAATAAATTATTTGTGGTTCCCTCAGGAGCTGTCACCTGCAAAACATCTTTCTTTTCAAATTCTTTCTTTTTCTTATGTAAATCCATAAGTCTATCGTTTACATCTGAAACATTTTTAATCATACCAGACACAACTTCAAAAGCTCGAGGGTGTTCTAAAGCTCTAGCTACTTCAATCATATCTTCAAGTGCAGCATTACCTTTTTCGATTAAATCGTAATAAGTTCTACGAGAATAATCAAAGTCATCATCCGGTAAATTGTCTGACTTTTTCCAATCGGACATTATCTTTTCCCAATCCTTTTTGCCATAGCTTGAGGACTTGACGTTGCGGCTCTTTGTTGTGCTGCCATTGCCGCTTTTGCCTGAGGTGACAGTATAACCATATCTTTTGATTTTCTTGGCTTTGGAGTTTCTTCTCCAGGTTTATGGTTTGGCCCATATGGAGACATCATTGAAACACCTCCAACTCCAAATGATTCAGTACTCATATTAATATCTTCTTTTTTCATATGTTTCTTTTTATGGTGAATAACTTTTTTTGCTAATTTATCGCCGGCTAGTCCGCCTACTGCATTACCAACATATCCGCCTAAAGTTGAACCTACTGCTTTTCCAGCCTTATATGCAGGATCAAATTCTTTAGTCATAATATATCTAGTTGGACTCATAGATCTAGCTAAATGCCCGCCGATTTTACCGCCAACATAGGATCCAGCTACACCGCCCGCATATGAACCACCAGCTGTTGTTGCTGCTCTTCCGGCAAAATTAGCTACTTTACCTTCATCTAATGCCGTAGTATATGCTTTAAATGTTAACATTTTATTTTCCTTTAAAATTATTGTGACGAGTCGCCAAAATATTCCATATTAGTTGTAAATCCAAAATCACTAAATGGTGACGCATTTAAAGGTTTTGGTACGGTAGTAGCTCTTGTGTATAATCCATCAGAATCAGCTCCGGTGGAGGTCAACGAAGTTTTATCTATATGCATATTAGTAATAGCTTTATTAATAATCTTAGTTTGTCTAAATGGTCCATGAAAATTAATTTTCATTCCAAAATCTAAGGTGTATATAATTGTGCGTCTTTGTTCTAAAGATCCTTCAAAATCGTCAGTAAACGCTATTGACTGCAAAGTAATTGGTACATCTTCTTTTACGTCACTTAAATTATTAAATGGTTTTATTGTTAAAGTATATTGCGGATTAAAATACGGAACTATTTGCTCTACAATCTGTAGAGCATCATCCTGTAACTTAGCATAAACGTTTAACTGGAAAAATATTGAATAAGGCGCTGGGGAATATATTTTATTTGCTTCAGTAATACTTGACCCATGTACTTTATTATAATGATTATTTTTTGGCAAAACTCTTTCTACATCATATGCTAACGAAGTAATTTCAAATGACATTCTAGGAAGCTTTAACGCAACCTTTGTATCCTCAGTAAGAGTTGGATTTTCTCTAATTCTTTCTAAATATTTTGCTCTAGGAGCGTAAGCCAATGGAACTTTTACTTGATCAATGATAGCGCCATTTTTATTAGTTCTTTGAACATGGATATCATTAAATATTGTACCGAACGTTGCTACAGCTTTTCTAATTCTTTCGTGATAAAAATATTGAAACATTAATTGTCCTCCGCATCGCCAAACGGATTACCTTCGGAGAAGTCTAAAAAGTCCACAAGAGTACCAGTTTGGTTATTAGCATCAAACGTATCGTTTTGACTTGAAATATACCCAGTATCATCGTCAATTGATAAAATAGTTCTAACTCTAGCATATAAGAACGCATTTGAATCTACGTTTCTTCCGTAGAATGCATTGAATGGGAATATATGTTGATCACTCACCCTACCATTTATAATTTTCTTACCAACAGTAAATCCAATTAATCCAGTCACACCAGTGCCGGTAGAATCAAGTGCACTATCCACACTAATATGGCCGAGTGTTAGTGTTTTAATATCGGGTCTATATTCAATAACTTCACCCAATATTCTAGGATGTTTTCCAGTAATAGATCTAAGTGACGAATCAATTTGATACACAGTTTCACCAACCCAAAAATCAACGCCACCCTCATCGGATAGAGTATCTGATTTTAGTACACCATTTTGGTCTCTTGCGGAATCAAGAACAATCGTTACATTTGCTGCATCATTTTCAATACCATCAATTATTTCTATTCCAGTATCAAGATCTTCATCACTATATACAAACAACTCACACCGCAAATTATATGTTGGAACATTGTTCAATTGATAAAATGGCATTTCGTGTTCAACATGCATAATCTCAAACATTGAATTAGATAAAGGGAGATATAGTACATCACCCTCTCGAGGGCGTACAGAACTAATAGTATTATTATTTTGTTGAATAGTGTGCCGCCAACGTCTTCTAGAAACTACAAATGTCGCAGCATCTCTAATCTCAACACCGAACTTTGTAAAGAGGTCTCCTTCTCCATCAAATCCCTGTTGATTCTCAATATACATTTCAATTTTATAAGCGGTTGAAAATTTAGATGGAACATCTTCACCAAAAATTTTATCTTCATTGACGATTTCACGCGGCATGTAATAAACATCTTGACCATAGATCTTTAAAGATTCTATGATAATATCTTCATATAAATTTTGCTCATTTGCCGGCTTATCAGCAAAAAAATGATTCTTTGCCATGGATTATCCTATACAAAAGTCAATCGGTAACTCATATTCTAGCCTAAGTTTTTCATCTAATGCTTGTATCTCAACAGTAGCATCATCATATATCTGTCTCCCGTTTAACATCACTCCACCCGGAAGAGTCATACCTTCAAACTTCATAAGGTTAGAACCCCACTGCTTTTTAATAAGAGCAGTTGCATAAGCCTTTAACCAAAGATCATTAAAAATAGATTTTGTTCCAGATGTACTTGACGGATCGACTAAAGCATAAGCTTCAGCTACAAGATAACTTCCAGCTATAATATCTCCTGTTCCAAAATCACCAAAAATATGTAATCTATTCTGTCTTCGTTGATAAGCAACTTGAGGAGTTCCAGATAATGCCATATTTAATAGTTCTAAATATTGCTGCATCTGAGTATAGTAGTTTAGCCCACCTGAAAAATTATTCATATTAATCATATCATTTAGCATCATTTGATATTTAATATCAAACATACCCGCTGAACTAGAACTTCCTGGTCTTAATGGGAATAAATGAGTTACAAAAATAATATTATCTGGAACTGGAATATATTTATTTGTAACATCAGCTGCAGTAACTAAATGTTTAAAGTATGTTTTAACAGTAGCATCAGAATGATATTCTTGATATACTTCAAGAGCTTCATCGATTCTATCATCAATTTGCTCATCAGCAACATTAATATCAATTACAGGAGCCCCTAATTTACGTAAACAATATTCCTCTAATTCAGTTCGTGTGGTTACTATAGCCATATTGACATCCTATTTAAATAGTCTTTGTACTATTTATATAGTTTTAAACTACAAAAAATATTTAATACCAACTTTGATCCGGGCCACCACCACCTTCAGAAATTACTGATGATGGAAATATAGAACTCACTTTAATTATATTATGTCCTATTAAATCAGGAGTATATTTTCCAGCAGAGTCTGAGAAAAAATCAGAATCGCGAGAAACAAATGTTGTATTAAGACTAACATTATTTACATTACTACCACCAGCACTATTAATTGTATGACTATCACCGTTTATTTGTAATATCGTATTATTCGCAGAATATTCCCAACTAGAATTTCTTTCATTAACTTTAATATTAAACCTATCACTAAATGCTTTAATATCTGGTTTTTGACTTACGCTTATTCTAGTGAGTTGATTAACAATAGATGACATTACAATTACCTATGACAGTTGCACGTTTGTTAATATATCACTTGTACCAGATCCAGTTATAACAATTGCTTGGTTCACATCAGCTGATGTGCTAGTAGTTACCGTTGCTGTTGCCCCACCGCCACTGAAAGTCATTGTACTTCCTTGAATAGTTAGATTAACACTTACTGCCATTCTAGCACCATCCATATCATATGCACTAATTCCAACAGTAGAATTTATATCTGAACCAGAATAGTTATAACTACTAGAAGCAGGTGTTACTGTCACTCTCACTGGAGTTGCATTAGATAGTAAATGAATATTAACTGGAACATCATCTTGATCTGCACCAACAGCCCAAATTCTATCTGTTGAATCTCTTCCCACCGCATTAAATGATTCATTAACTGTAGCAGTTAGCACCCATCCATTAGTATTATCCCAAGCATAAATTTTAAATGCATTTTCACTAAAAGTTCCTAATTTAGTTCTAGTATCATTTAACCATATAATTTGGTATATTTGAGTAGATGATATTACGTTACTATGATATGTTAATGCTGTAGCGTCAGAACCACTTACAGCATAAGTTACAAATGTTCTTTTAGTCGCATCACTAGTAGTTACGTCTTTTTGGCCTTGTAAAGGAAATACCGTTAAATACCTATTTCCGCTATTAACAAAGGTTTCATTTATTGCAATTCCTTTAAGCCTGGCTCTATAAGCCGCA